CTAATTTTAATAATTTAGGTTTTAATTTTTGTATAAATTTAGGATTGATAATTTTATTTCCGTTATCAAATGTTGCGTAATCTTTAATACCTAAATCAATACCAACTCTTGAATTAGTTTTAGGTAAAGTACTCAAATCATTATCACATGCAATAGAAATAAAGTATTTGCTACTTGGTCTTCTAGTGATAGTCACACTGAAAATTTTTCCTTTTACATTTCGTGATTTGAAAAATTTAACCCAGCCAAGCTTCGGAAGTTTTATTCTATTATCGATTATTTCAACATTAGGGGTGCTTCCTTTGTTGTATCTGCAAGTTATTTTATATTTATTTAATTTCTCTTTATATTTAGGTCTATTATTTTGTTTCTTAAAATATCTTAAGAATGCTTCATCTAAATTTTTAATACTATTTTGCAAAGATGAAGAATCTGCTTGAGTTAACCATTTATTGTTCTTTTTTAATTCTGTGAGCAGAGATGACATCTTTACATATCCTAATATTTTCTCTCCATTATCAAATAATTCATTGTTGATTTTTAGAAAATAATTATAAACATAGAGCGAACAATCCATTATCTTATTTATTTTTTCTTGTTGAGTTTTATTTAACTTTAATTTAAATTCAAATGAACGGTATCCCTCTATATTAATTTCTCCCCTTTGTCAGTGTCTTTTTATCCCACTCAATTTTCCCCTTATTAATTAACCAGCACAACGCTACTGCAAATGCATCGCTTTGATCTTCATCTGAAAATTTTACATCTGGATAAGCGTTATTAATTATTTTCTGTACAAGTTTCTTGGTAGCATCTCCTCGTATAATTGCCTCTTTAACTTTCTTAGGTGGATAATATACTTGTTCAGTGTCATGGAAGAGATAATTACATAAACCATGTACTCTATAAATCACCTGTGTACTTGTATTAAATCTGCTAAATCCTCGTTCAATAGTCACAACTGACGGTTTATATGTATCCTTTAATTTAACTAACTCTTGACCAATGGTATATAATCGCTTTCCATGAGTATGTTTACTGTTAGTTGGTATGGAACCAATATAAACTGGTTGATATGTGTTTAAATCAAATATGACTACTCCGGTATTCTCCATTGACAGATCTAAGCCGTAAAGATATATGATAATCATCTCCTATTACGTTTTATTTATTATATTTTTATATCTATATTGAACCTCTTCTACTACTACGATTTCCTGAGTGGTACTGAGCCCCTGCATTCATAGAAGTCCCAATATATGACGGTACTGAGCTAATCCCCTTATATGTATCACTAACCTCTAGGATAGCTTGCAACTTATATTGACTATTCAATGTTTTTCTTGCTTCCTTTTTATCAAAAGCTTTACAAACTAAAATTGTATCTTGACCATCATAACCTAAACATTTTGCGTAGAATCTAGTTCTCATCCTCAATTTCCCCCTTCTCCTTCTCTTCCCTTACTCGATCTTTCTTCAATTGATATTCAACTACAGCCTTTGAAATTACCTTCTCAGATTGTTTAATTTGGTCTAGGATCATATGAATGTTGGATTCATCTAAATCACTAATATCCTCTTGAAGAATCTTATTTAAAGCATGATCAATCCTCGGATAAAAGCCAATAATCTTCCAGTCCATACGTTCTGATTTATCTTTCTTGTTGATAATTGTGTCGTACTTATATAAGACAAAGTTGTATGGGTCACTAATTATTTGATATTTATTTCCTATTGTTAATTTCATATGTATCTCCTGAATATTGTTTTTTGATGTTATCCATAAACTCTATAGCCATCCTATACATATTGTCGCTGTATTCCTTATCGGCTGGATCATTAAAAAGAAAATACAACTCAGCATAATCTTGGCTTTCTCTCATCATATGGTTATATTCGTCAAGTATCCGGTCATAATCAATCTTCGACTCTCTAGGCTTATACCTTCCAATATAAATCAGCGACTCTTCATTCACAGTCCACTCCAGATTTGAATTGACACATCTGATTGTGTAATTTATTAATTTATGTACAGTTCCCAAATTAATACTTTCAACAGATTTACCACTTGTGACCATGTAAATTTTGTCTAATCCATGCCCTTTCATTAGTACTAAATCATAAACCTGAAATTTCACAGATAATCACCCCTATATTTTGATTGTTCAATCCACATCCTCGCTAGTTGTATTCGTTGTTGATCTAATTTTACACGCTCAACTTTTATCTCTTCTATGTATTTTTCTAACACATTCTCCATCCATTGCAATGTAGCATCCCTAGAGTTCAGTAGTAACATTTGGGCTTTATACTCATCAAATGTTAACGTATATTTCACCCCTTTTAAATTATGTAATTGATAATTTTATCATTATAGTTATCAAAATGTATACCTTAAGCATACAAATTGTTGACTATCTGTTGACACCATCCACACAAAAATCTATAATCTGTTTAAGAGATAGGCGAGGTTGCAGCCCCACCTATCAATAACTTTCATACATAACTCATTTGTGGTTAGCTTGCTGCTAACTCTTTTTTATTTTCTGCGATTTCTATATTAAGGTCAGCAATGTTCATATATGTATAAACGCAGTTCTCTTCGTCTTCTACCCATATGAATGAACCTTCTTTACATTCTACAATCCCTTTGATTGCTTCTCCAGTTGCATCAAACCATTCGATTAAGTCCACTTTCGTAGCAATTCGATGTTCAGGATCTTCTTGGGCTTCTTCTAAGTCTGTTGTGATTGCCCATACACGTTTACCATTTAGATTGTAGTGATAATAGTAGGCTGTTTGATCAGGTTCAATTGACATGTAACACTTCCCATCTTAGATTATTAGTCTTCATTTTCAGTAGATAATTTACCATGAAACATTTCATTTCTTGTACTTCTGATTGACTGAACATGTGCTTTTAGTAGTATAACTAACATAGCATCTGACCTATTTGACATTGCTTTGAATTCTTCATTGGGAACATCTAGAAGATGATAAAGTCCAGATATTTCAAGAAATTTATCAAGTTCAGCGAGTTTGTGCTTGATCATTATCAACCTTAAATCTGGTGACAAATCCAATGACTTTATTAGTTGTTCTTCTCTCTTCTGTGCGTCAATAGCGTTAGACACTAACTCTTGAATTATAATTGGAGGAGAAAAGGATGTTCCGATATCACTGATAAAAGAATTAAGTTCAACAACTTCTCCAATTAGCCCATTTTCACCATCCAATTTTTTTTGTCTGTTATTAAGATCAGGAATTTCAATTGTTGAAATTTCCTCCAACAACTTTGGTGTTGGGCTTAGACTAACATTCTTTCTACCCACTGTATCCTTTACTACATACTCAGGATAACGTTGTGGTAAATCCCACAAAGCACTTCTATATGAGCCTTTGTTTTTATCATCTGGTGGGATATACTCAGATAACGATTCCTCAACCTCCCTCTTCAATTCTGAGAAGCGTATTCCATCAGGAAACCTAGTTAGATGAATTAAGGCAAAGCGTCTAATGATTTCTGAGTTAGATAATCTTTCTGTAGTCACTTGACAACCTCCTCCATTCAATCTATTAGTCTAATTTTTATCTAAGACTATTCTACTAATAGTATAAATTGAGTAGGCAATTGTTGTCAATTATTTTTTTCTTAGACAAAGTTAGACTATTTTTTATCTAAAATACTTCACGATAGTTATTTGCTCCATTTCTTACATGCCCAGTATACTCCGAACAATACAGATAAAAAGAATGGTGAACCTATAAACATTCCCATTAAAAATTGTAACATGTGATCCCTCCTAGACAAAAGATATTAGGCTGTTGGTATATTCACGTAGTTGAGTTGCGATGAGTCTGCGTTCACTTTCAATTGCGTTCTTGTGTAACCTGAGTGCGTTGATACGTCCTTGGTAGGCAAACTTCTTATCTTGTGATTTGGCTCGATGTAGTTTAAGTTCCAATTCAGCAATCTCAAGATTAACTTCTAACGTTGTTCTATGTAGTCGTTTATCCATGACTGCATCCACTTTTCTCAATTTATTTATCTTCTTTTGAATGTAATTTTTAATTTCATACCTTGGATGTTCATGTATCACTGTCTCTTGTTTATAAGTAGTTACAATACATTCAAAGTCTTTCGATAAGAATACAGCCTTATTGTTCTTTGCGAAAAGATGTGCTGGTTTTAATGTTTCTCTATCATAAGTTAATCCAAGATATTCACCATTGATTAAAATGTCTTCGAAGAATTGAATAGCTTTCACTCTATCCTTGATTCCAAACCGTTGCTCTAATCGTTCTATGTAATGTTCAGATGGTGTGACCTGTGTAACGTCAACCTTTAGACCATCAACTTCAATAATCTTTGGTAGGTGTTTTTCTGTTGCACTACTTTTCTGTACAGTTTTAGTTTTAGGTGTGATTAACTGTTCCTTTTGATCTGTGAATGCTGCGACAATTATATTAGATGATTTATCCACTAGTACATTTTCTTCATCACGTTTGAACCAGTAACAAGGAATACTATTCTTGGTCATCTCCCCTTTGTATTCTCCCATGAGAATTAGATTACGCAGATATGGGATAGTTTTAACTTTGGATTCTTTACGGATTGACTGTGGTAGCTCCTTGAAGGCTGAATCCTTCATTGTGAGACTTCCTATGTTAAGTTTCTTGTTGTCCACTTCTACTACTTGTTTCATTTTCTGTGCCATGCATCACATCCCCTTATATAATTAAAGTCAAGAGGTAATTCCTGTCCTCTTGACTCTTATACTACATGATATTTTTATTCTTGTCTACTACTTATTTTTGATATTTTTATCTTTATAGTTGGATAATATTTCGGTAATTTCGTAAGTTGAATTGGATACTGAATAAAATGTTGGTGTAGACTGAAGAACTGTTGCTTCAAATATTAGGTTGCTTGTATTCATTTTAGATTCCTCCAATTGGGTTATTTTCTGTCATATACATTAAAATAATAATCGAACTCTTTACATTCGCTTCCTTTTCGTGATTCCACAAGATCCCATTGACTAAAATCCACATGAGGGAAATAACTGTCGGCTTCAAATTCATGGTCAATATGAGTTATGTACAATCTATCTGCATGGGGTAGAAATTGTTCGTATATGGATTGTCCTCCTATGACAAACACTTCTTCATCCGGTAAAGCATAGGAGTTATATTCGTGAATGATATCGTCAATGGAATCGTATATGTAGCATCCATCAGGTGAGAATGTAGCGTCTTTGGTTAGGACTATATTTGTTCTATTGGGTAAAGGCTTTCCTATAGATTGATATGTATTTCTACCCATGATTACAACTTTGTCTAGAGTCTTTTGCTTAAAGTATCTTAAGTCTTCAGGTATGTGGTACAAGAGTTGATTATCTTTACCGATACAGAAATTTTTGTCACAAGCAACAATAAGTGAAATCATACTGCCACCTCTATGGATACTTGTGAATGTTTTTGATACCCAATTAACTTGAAATCTTCAGGTGCGAATGAATAGAAATATTTCTTATCTGGATTGATCCAAAGTTGAGGTGCTGGATATGGTTCTCTTTGTAATAAAGTTAAAACATGTTCTTCGTGTTTATTGTACAAGTGTAAATCTTGAATAAAATGCGTAAGTGTACCAATCTGTAAGTCACAATGAATAGCAATCATATGTGCTAGGATAGCATACTGACATACATTCCAATTATTAGCAGTTAGGAAGTCTCCTGAACGTTGGATTAGCGTTGTGTTTAACTTGCCATTCTTCACAGAGAAGTGAACAGCATATGCACATTCAATTAATGCTTTATGTGGCATATCTTCAACATTGAACATGTTCATCATAATACGTCTTGAAGTTGGATTTTTTTTAATCTCTCCAAGCACATAGTCAATTTGACTAGGGTAGCCTAAAGTTGGTTTATCAATTTGATAAGCATATGCTTTGCCAATAGAGCCAGTTTCATCAGCCCATGAATCCCATACTTTACTATTTAGGTCATTGATATTGTTAGAGCGTCTTTGATAAATCCACAACATCTCATCAATACAAGACTTTAATGCTAATGGTCTAAGAGTTAATGCAGGAAATTCTTCTGCTAAGTCATAGCGATTTATTACTTGTAGAATACGCTTAGTCATAGTGGGAGTCCCATCATCCCATTTCGCTCTATTATCCACTTCCCAATCTTGGTTGAGAATATCCTTGAGATTGTCTAAGAAAATCAAATCTGCTTTGCTCACTTGATCACCCTTCCGCATATACTTGTTTTGCCTTAAATTCTTTAATGGCATAATCATAAAAATGTGGAACTAACACATAACCATCAACAGTCATCCACACAACTTGACCATGATAAATTTCTTCGTTGCAGCCACAGATACAATAAGCAATCACAGGGGAGGATTTCTCCCCTGTATCCAATTTCCATTGGTCATATTTAGGTGGTGTCATATACATCATCCTTTAAAGATCACTTTTACTTGTTTGATTGACGCTCAATTTCTTGTTTAATTTTCGTTGCTATAGTTCTTCTTTCAACATTAAACATTTTCGCTAGTTCAACCTTGTTATATTGCTTAGTCAAGAATAGATGAGCAATTTCTTTTATCTCTTCATCCGTAAGTTTCCTACACTTAACTCTCTTTTTAAAATTATTTATTTTTATATGTTTCCAATCCGTTTCTGTGTTGATAGACCACATCATGCAATCTGTTGCGTCATACCACTTGCCAATTTCTCTTAAAGGAATATTTGTAAAAGAAATTAAATGTTTAATCTCATAAACATCTTTATTTGTAAGTCTTGAGGCTCCATTGTTTTCACCATATAGATGCCTATCATCACGAATGTTATCGTCAATATTCTCTCTTTGTGTCCCAAATTTTAAATGATCAGGGTTTATACAACTTTTGTTATGGCATAAATGACGAACAACCAAATCACTATCATAGGGAACTTTATAATATTTAGAGGCTATCAACCTATGTAATCGATATACTTTTCCTTTGAGTTTAACGGAACAATACCCTCTACTTTTAGCATGGCTAATACATTCCCAACAACCATTATCATTTATTACATATTTTATTGGTTTTTTCGTGTAACCAATTTCTACCTCATTAAAACAATACTCCTTATTCATTAACATCACTTTTCTTTGATTGTTTTATTATTTCATCTTTAAGACGTGGTTCTGGGGGCAGCCAAGATGGAGGCTTAATAATTTTCCCATCTGATTCCCTGTATCTTGCTGTTCCGTCTTCCCACAACTTATTCATATTAGCATCCTGAACAATATCGAATAGTGGTTGAGGATCTACGCCTAACAAAACAAAACTACCTTGCACAAAATAATTTACATCTGTTAGAGCATCTGCTTGAGCAACAAGCACATCATCAACAGGTTCACCCTTCTGAAGAATCTTACTTTCTGTATTGATGATTGAGGTAAGTAACCCATCTACCATCTTCCTGAAAGCTTCTACGTCATTGTTGGCTGTTGCGTATAAAAATTCAACTAACTCTTCTGCTGTCCAATTTGTTCTTGCAATAGCCGTTTCTGTTGGTATTACAGTTGGCTTATCTGAATATGGGTGATTGAATGCTTTGTGAAATTCTCTTACTTGGTCTGCTGCGTAATCTAAACCTTTTCTCATTAAAATTCTCCTTTTAAATCATGTAATTTTTATATTTAGGGGAGAGTTTATCTCCCCTATGTTGATTAATAATCGTAGTCGCTATCTTTCATAACTTCTACAATGGACATTAAGTACCCGTTGCCGACAGCACTGAAGAAGTCATGGTTGGTTGTACCAGTTGATAAACCATTTAGAACAATTGGATTTACATCATCAGCTGTGTCAGGGAACAGTGGAGAAAGGTGTAAATTCATCAATGCTTTGTTAGCATTGTAACGTAAGAAGACTTTTACATCCTCTGTCCAACCTACTTCATCATATAAGTACTCAGTGTACTCACATTCATTTTGGTAAAGTTGATATAGGAATTGATATGCCCATGCTTGTGCTGCTTGTTGTTCTTGTTCGGATAACTCTCTAAACTCAAGGTTAAATTTATAACCGATGTATGTACCGTGGACACTCTCATCACGAATAATTAGCTTGATAACCTCGGCAACATTCATCAACTTGGAGTTTCCTAAATAATACAATGGAGTATAGAAGCCCGAATAAAATGCAAATGATTCAAGGAATACACTTGCTATTCTCTTTTGTAGAGATGTGCCATTTTGATACACTTCATCAATTAAAGTAGCTTTTTTCTGAAGTGATGGATGGTCTTCAATCCATTCAAAAATATCACGGATCTCTTTAGTAGTATTTAATGTACTAAAAATTGAAGAATAACTACGTGCATGTTCTGATTCCATGAACTGAATATTGTTCAATACTGCTACCTCATGTTTAGTTCTAGCATGTGGTTTCAGTGATTCTACTCCAGATTCAGATTGAAGTGTGTCCAGCAGTGTTAAACCACCAAATACTTTCTCTACAAGTCTCTTCTCTTTATCCGGTAATTTACTCCAATCATCTTTATCTTTTGATACTGGCATACGAGTTGACAACCAAAACTGAGTTGTCAACTTTTCATATGTCATCTTATCAACCATATCTTCAATTGCATTCCAGTTAATACCTTTATAAACACTCATCTTCATTTCTCCTCCCACACTTTAAATACTACAAGATTCACATTCGTTAGCACCTACTGTAGTGCCATCATCTGTGAAAGTTCTAATGTAGTAAACCGATTTAATACCCTTTGTCCACGCATAGTTACGTAGAATATTTAAATCTCGTGTAGTTTTCTTAGTAGGATGCTCACTGTCAACCTTCCATTCGTACATACCTTCAGGTAAATCTTCTCGCATAAACAAAGTCATGCTCAAGCCCTGATCCACATGTCTCTGTGCTGCTGAATAAGTATCAATAATCTTACGTTGGTCAATATCATAAGCTGATACATAATAAGGGATAGTTTCAACAGACAAGTGTGGTGCAGGATAATAAACTTTACCTCGCTTACCCTCTGTACGCTCTTCGATTCTTTGAACAATAGGATGTAGACTTGCTGTGGCTTCATTTATGTAAGAGATGCTGCCAGTAGGTGCGGTAGCTAAACGGTATGCGTTATAGACACCATAGGTCATAACATCTTGTTTGAGTTCTTCCCAATCCTTATGTCTAGGAATAAAAATGTCTTTAAAGATTTCCTTAACTCGCTCATGCTTGAATTCAAAATCAGGTTCGTTTAAATACATGTCAAAATAGGTTCCATCTGCATATTTTGATTTCTCAAACTCATGGAATGTCTTACCACGTTCCATTGCGATATTCTTACTTTCTACTAAAGTCCAGTAGTTAAGTAGCATAAAGTAGATATCAACAATTTCTAGAGCCTCTGGACTCCCATATTCAATCTGATTTTTAGCTAAGAAACCATGAGCATCCATTACCCCAAGTCCCACCGAATGGTACATGTCGTTGCCATTTTTAACAGATGGCACAACATCAATATTGGATGCATCAGTCACATAAGTTAATGCTCTAAGCATTGTTCTAACTGATTTTCCGAAGTCAGGAGAAGCCATTAGATTTGTCATGTTGGTTGATCCTAAATTGCAACTAATGTCATTACCTAAAAACTCATATTCCTGTCTGTTGTTAAGGATTGACTCTTGTGACACTTGAAAAATTTCAGTCCTTTGTGTTCCCTTAGATTCGCTACGTCTAAAGCGTGGACTAACCACGGCTACATGTCGCCATGTAGAGCAGACTATATCATAATCCCATTGGGATTCCTTGCTTTTCGGACATCAATCGCTTATGTCCTACTCTACTCCCTTCCGCAATGCGTGGTTTCGATAGTCGTTCGGCATTTACCATTCGATTTAATTTATTTTTATATGTATATCCAATCGGTAAAACTCTTGGCTTTTAGTCTATATGATACGGTTGATACTCCCATACCCAATTCATTACTAGCTTCTGTGAGGCTTGAATATACTTTACCATCAATAGAGACTGGTTTAGAATTTACTTCTTTAACTCTGTTTATCATTAATTCACTTTTTTCTCTTCCATACATGGGATTGCCTTCTCCCGAAGCATTGATACTTTTTAATATTCTTGTTGACTCACTTCTAGGATTGTTGCTAAAAGTATCTCCACCCATTTTTGCGTCTGAGATGTTGTACTTGACATATTCAGGACTATCTATGTATTCTTGCTCTTTTTCTTCTGCTGCTTCTAAATTTTCATATCTATGTAGTACTTCAAAAAGGAATTTCTCTTCTCCGTATATACTCCACTCATCCTGTAAGTTTAAGTTGTTATGCGTTCCTCTACGAAGCATATTTTTATGCGCTCTCCATCTTTTTTCAACTTCTTGACTTCTCCCGAAATATTTCTTTCCGGTTGAAATGCAAGTTATAGAGTAAATCACATATTCCATTATTTCACCCCCATTTTGAATTTTATTTTTACTTTGTTATCGAATGGATTTAGCACAGGATTGTCTCAATGCCGTGAGAGTTTCCCTGTTTAGCAAGGTTTTCGACATACATTGCTGTATGAAGGTGCTGCTGAATTTAACACAAATTGCTCATTACAATTTTCCCATTAACCGGATTTACTCGATTTGCCGTATCAATATTGATTATGTATGGATAACCACTTTCATTTTGTAAATTGCTAATCTCAGTTTCTAATTCTCTAGCGTTAATTTTAGTTTTATTAATGTCTGGGTTGTTAACCATGTTGTCATACTCTTTTGTGAAGTCTACATAAGAGAACGGAACGCCATATGCCTTTTCAACATCATGAGGAGAGAATAAATACATATCAGCATTTTTCTTAATAAGTTCGTAGTATTTATCAGGAACTAAAAGTCCCAGTGACAATGTTTTAATACGCACTTTCTCATCTGCATTCTCTTTACGAACCGAAAGGAAGTCCACAACGTCTGGATGGAAGACACTTAAGTAAACAACACCTGCGCCATCTCTAGCCCCACCTTGATTTGCGTATGAGAAGGCATCTTCAAATATTTTCATTACAGGTACAACTCCATCAGCAAGACCGTAAACACCTTTGATTGGATCGTTGTTGGCACGAATGTTTGTTAAATTTAGACCTACACCACCACCTAATTTTGACAGTTGTAATGCAGAATTTACAGTCCTTCCAATACTGTTCATATCATCAGAAATGGTAAGAAGGAAACATGAAACCATTTCTCCTGCTCTTGCTTTCCCAATTGATAAAAATGTTGGCGTGGCTGGTTGGTAGCGTTGAGTAATTAATTCTTCTGCTAAGTCACAAGCTAATTGTTCATTCCCATTTGCTAGTGCTAAAGCATTAAATGCTAGACGATCCTCATAACGTTCTAGATACCTTAAACCATCCTCGGTTTTTAAAGCATATTGCTGATAAAATTTATAAGCACCCATAAAACTACGGAATCTAAATTTCTTTTTATAAATTTTTTGGAACAACTTCTTGATGAAACTTCTTTTATATAGTTTTAAGAAGTCTTCTTTGATGTAATTATTCTCGATTAGATAATCAAGTTTTTCATCTAGTGTATGAAAGAATACTGTATTAGGATTTACATGTTCTAGGAAATAGGCTTTTACTGCTTCCTTGTCTTTATCTAATTGAATACGTCCATCTTTAGGGATATTCAGTAGGTTATTCAGTTTAAAATATGTAACCTCTTTAGGCTTTTGATTAAGTTCTGGAGATTTCAATATTACTCACTTCCCTTTTAAAGTCTTCTATGTCTTTGTTTGTACCGGAATATTCAAATGTAAATAATAACGGTTTGTCGTATTTTTCTGATAGTTCCTTTGCATTTACGCAATACAGATCATTAAAGTTTAAGTTTCCACTTGCAGCGAATCCGATTAAATGTTCTTTGTTATTTTTATACTCAACAAACTCCTCAACTTCACCATTGATATAACCAACATAGGTGGGGATAACAATTATGTAATCCTCGTTGACTTCCCTATAAAGATTGGCAGGATTCAACTCAAGTGAATCCATACCAGTTTTCTCTACAAAGTTTCTAACATTGCCTGTTAGGGACATGTAGACCAACAACATCTACTTACTCTCTTTCAAGGCTTGTAACTTGTCTGGTCTAAATCCGGTGAAAGTTTCTTGACCATCGACTACAACTACAGGCATTGCAGAAAAGCCTAAAACTTCTTTAACATAGTGTAATGCTTCTTCATTTTCCTCTACGTTGATTGTTTCAAACTCAATGCCTTCACCCTTAAGCACTGTCTTAGTCATATCGCACTGTGGGCAACCGTTTTTT